CCATGGGTTATACGCGCCATCACCCCTCCCCGACCACAGGTCGTACAATTTGTTCTATGCGGACCAGACGGTCGCTGCGGTCCTCTGCCAGATGCTGCCATTTCTTTTTCTGCTTCTTGATTTCATCGATGGTATCCAGCAGATCCTGGATGGTCTGCCGGGGCCAACCGTGGGTCATGGTCCTTTCGTTCTTCTGCCGCAGGGCAGTGAGCTGCATACTATTCATCATGCCCCAACCCCACTACCTATATCCCCATACAGCTCTGCCCACATCCCATCCCAGTATTCGTCATTCATGAGTTTACATTCCGGGCATGCGTTGACCCAGTTCTGCTCTTCTTCGACATACTGAGTACGTTGGTGGTAGTGGACCACATCGTGGCTGATCTTCTTACAGAAGTCACATTTGAGTTCGTCTGCCATAAGTACCTCTACTTCCTGTATCTTTTAGCTCTGTATCCTTCCGCCCCGATTGGCATGCCCTCGGCCCAGGCTGGAACCTCGGACATAATCCGCTCCATCTCTCCAACAGATCCGCATCCTTCCACTACCTCCACGATGATCTCATCATGAACATGGCCGATCACGCGGTAGCCTGCTGCCTCGCACCGGATAAGGCCCTCGGCCAGCAGGTCCCTGCACATAGCCTGGGTCGCGTTCTCGGCCAGCAGCCCCCCGTGGTAAGGCCGGCGCTCCCACTGCTTTGTCAAAGCATTGGTGGTCATGGCAGTGACCATGGGCTTCTTGGCACCCCATGGGGTCTTTGTTTCTTGTATCCTGGGCGCGTAATAGTAGAGCGGCCTTCCATTTGGCAGGACCATCTGCAAGAACTTTCCGCGCAGCCGGAAGCGCAGATCCCGGAATGATGTCTCGACGTTTTCATTGACGCACTTGAATGCTGCCGCCTCCAGGCCAGCCCACAGGGCCACGGTGCGCGGTCTGGCTGCACGCCATCCTGCTACAGTTTCCTTTCGTTCCTCCTCGGACATGCCGAGCCGGTCTGCCCCAAAGGCGAGTAGAGCTTTCTCTCCTCCCTGAAATCCTAGGGCGAGTTCCGAAATTTTCCCGACCTGTCTCTGCGGCTTCGCGATCTGGGCATATGGCACCTTGTAGATGCCCGAGGCCGCGACCTTGTACGGGTCCAGGCCCTGGCGGTAACCTTCAAGGACATGCTCCTCCCCGGCCAGCCAGGCCAAACCTCGACCTTCGATGGCGCTGTAGTCCGCCGCGATCAGATCGTGGCCCGGGGAGGACACAAACATGCCCCGTAGGCAGGAGCTGATCACGTCCATGGGGTCACCCCAGAGTAGGGACAGCAGATCCGGATCTCTCTTGGGCATCCAGTGGTCCAGGATGTCATCAATATCGAGAGTCTCGTCGCCCCGGGGCATGTTCTGGGGCTGTGGTCCACGACCAGAATTACTGACGATGCCACCCTTTACGAAGAATCTATTCTTTGGTCCTGCGTTTATTATGTCGTATGTTCTTTCTTGCATTGCTTGCTCTCTATCGTTTTCATGAGGGTAGCTGTTCTCCGCGCCATATATTCCGCATAGGCCTCCGGGTCTTTTTTCAGTTCTGCCCAGAACGATTTGAGGCCTTTGCTCGCAGCCGGCCCCTGCACTTTTCTATCGATAGCGTCCCGGGCAGCAGATAACTGCTCTGCAGTACGAGCGCTCACACTCTCGTCTTGGTGGTAAATCCTTAAGCTCTTTGCTATTTTCTCGCAGATGGATCTGCGCTCCTGGTCAGAAACTTTCTGCCACTGGTGTGTTGTTTGCTCACGAAGCCGTCGGCTACATCTTATCTTGGCAGCTTTTTTACTTACATGCACAGGGCCAACAGTATCTTTAGGTTTCAAAGACCCCGGCGCACCACAACGTAAAGCCCGTCTCGCGTTCTTGTATGCTTGTCTGGGGTTTTCTCTTCGCCAACGAGCAGCCGCCTCTACTAAATATCCATAGCAAGCTGGGCCCCGGGCTTTTTGCGCCTCGCTCAGTTTTTTCAGATAGGCTTCGAGTGCTTCTGGGTTCTGTCGGATACGCGCCCAAAAAACCGGGCCGCCAAAAGATCCGTCAGTCTTCCCTCCGTCTGATATATTTAAAATGGCCCCGGGCCATTCCGTTTTTAACCTCCGGATTTCTCTGGTTTCTGCATCGTCTGCGGCGTCTTTCCCCTCCACAACACAGAGCGGCTCAACCACAAAAGCTTCGGGGCCAAACTCTCGAATCGATGCATACAGCACCCCCGGGTGCTTTTCTCTGAGCGCCCGGGATATATGCGCGGACCATCTGCGTTTAAGCCCCATTCCAGTCCTACCTACATAAGCAGCCCCGGTCGGTGTGGTTATCAAGTAGATGGTGTATTCCATGGGTCCCCCTGGTAAAGCGGCAGCCCGTGTTTCTGAGCGTACTCAAGAGGAACGCTCTCTTTGTCGTTGACAAAAACCTTGTGCTCTCTTGTAGCACGCACCCCTTCCCACTCGATGGTGTCTTTCACCCCGGAGAACACAACCCCCTCATGTGCTACCCACTCCTGGCCGTCCCAGAGTTTATCAGATAGCTGCACGTCCTGTATCGCTCTGTAGTATATTTTGTGGTTGAGGTCCATAACCAAAACCTGCGTATCCTCGGCCAAGCACCAACGACCGGTTGCTGCGCCGTGGTACAGAAACATGCCCCGCAGACGACCATCCCTGCAGGCAAATGCCTTGATGGCGGCCAGCTTGGCGGTCGATGACTTGGACAGGCTCTGTCGGATCTCAAGCACCCGGCGCACGTCCGGGGGCAGATCCCCAGCCACCGCGTCCTTGACGCTCTGCTTGGTCAGATCCTCCAGCTGGCATCCGTTCTCGCCCAGCCACTCGGTCATCTGGGCCACGGCCTTGGCGCTGTCTACCGTGCCCCCTGTGATCTCCTGCAGCTCCTCCTGCAGCGTCCTGCCGTGCTCTTCGATGATCGCGCTGGCATGGTCCACGCTGGCCATGTCTGCTAGGATGCCCCGGTCATTGATGGTCTGATCGAGTCGCCAGATTTGGCGCTCCATTTTGGGCATTTTGGGTAGGGCCTTATCGAGGGCGTACTCGGCCTCGACGTCCTGCGCACAGTAGGCACAGAGGCGCACAAAGTCGGCTGGGTTGAAATGGTATTTGAAGAAAAGATGGTAGTCCCTGGCTGCAAATTTGCTGTAATTGCGCAACCTGCGGGGCGCCCTCGGGTCCACCTTGAGAGCGGACATGATCTGCTTCCCAGCGTCCTGGACCTCCTCTTCTGGCCATCCTATCTCATCCCCAAGGATGGTCCGCTCCTTCTTCGTGAGGGCCTTGGGCTTGCACATTTTGAGCATGAGCTTGTAGCCCTCTGTGTCCTTCTCTTCATCGAGACCCAGCGCCTTTGTGGCGCCATCCAAGGATCTGGGCAGGGCGCACATTGCAGCCCGGGCAGCGGTGTCGTCCCACTTCTCAAGCGGGATCTCAGGGAGGCCCAGCCGCCTGACCATATGCTCCGACCACATGCACCGCTCGAAGTTGGCGTTGTGGGCGGATATGGTTTCCGCGTTGCGGATCATGATCCGCAGGGTGTCCGTGGTCACCTGCTCCTCGGCGGGGATTAGATCCTCGAACTGGGCAGGTACCCATACCTTTGTGGGCCTGTCGTCGGCTTTGACACCCAGGCACAGGACTTCGGTGTCTGTGTGCTCCGCGTAGGCGTAGGCGCCGCACTTCTTAATATCTATCGGGCTTCGACTTTCAAAATCCATATGTAGGTGCATGGTAAATTCCTCCTTTTTCCCTTATCCCCGGCAGGGCCAAGGGAAAAAAGAAGGAGGGCTCGAAGGCCCTCCATCTGTTACTTGTTCATGAACTCACGATACCGGACCGCGAAGGCATATTTGTCCTTGAATTCCGTTTCCGCTGCGACCATTGCCTGGGTCGGTGTGGCACCAAAACCATAGACGGCCTCGTCCCACTGCATGACCAACCTGCCGGCGAAGTAGCTGGGGTCGATCTGCATGCAGTCCCGGGCCTTGATGAGCGCCTCCCGTTCCGCAGCTTCAAGATCCTTCTTGGCCTGGATGGCCTTCTCGGCTGCCTCTTCCCCGGGGAACCGAGGGCAGTGTAGGCACTCGCCGGAATCTTTGCACTCCTCGAGATCGAAGAAACAGAGCATGCTCATGGCTGAACCACCGTGGGCTTGAACTTAGGCTTGACTGGCCTAAAGTAGGTCACCAGCTTGGCCGGAATCCAGATCCCCTCGCCGGTCCGGGGATTGCGGCCCCGGTACGCGGGGCGCAGCTTGACCTTGAAGCGGCCCAGACCATCTACGATCAAGGTGTCGCCCTCCTTGCAGAGGGCGTCAGCCAAGATGGCTGTTACGGATTTCAGAATCGTGGCACCTTTGGTACGGGACACGCCGAACTCGTCGGCAACACGCTCAACCAATTCTTTTTTCGTCATGGTCTACAGCTCCTCATCGTCGTCATAGTTGGAGGGGTTATCGGCATCCACCTCGACTGCCGCAAAGGCATCCTCGGCCTTGTACTTCTTGCCCCCGCCGCCGATCTGGGTGTCGTCAGCGTATTTCAGCAGGTTCTCAAGCTGGAAGGAAACGCCGCGCTTGATGACCTTTTTGGTCTTCTCATCCTTGTACTCCCAGGAGTACGCGGAGACCTGCGCGACCATCCAGCAGCCATCGTAGACGGCAGACGCCAGCTCTGCGGTCGGGATGGGCTTCTTCCCCTTGGTCCCGTCCAGCACCGTGGGGGCGAACTTGGTTGCGCAAGTGGACCGCGTCATGCCCACATATTCCTCATACACCTCGCCCGTCTCCGCGTTCACCTTCTCGTCACCATCCTTGAATGGCAGGGTGAGCTGAGAGAACTTGAACTTGTCACCCCAGGCGTCCTTGATGGTCGCCTTGACGATGTCCTTGAGCGCCTTGAGGTCGGTGTCGGCCTTGGGCCAGAGCATGGTAAGCGAGAACTTGTCCTTGTCGTCGGGCTCGGCCAGGTTGATCCAACGTGCGCGAAACTTGGGGGTCAGGATTGCTTCAGATTTTGCCATGGTAGTTGCTCCTATAGGTCGTCGTAGTTAAAAGGGTTGTCCGGTAGTACTGCTTGCCGTTTGTCTGATACAGGCGCTAGGGTGAGCTTGCCTTCTGGGGTCTCCCAGAGCTGGGCCAGGGCCTTCTTGTCGAGGAGCTTCTCGATCTTCGCAGGGCTTTTGATTTTCTTCTCGTAGAGAAGCTCGCCCAGGATGGGCTCGAGGGTGTTAACCACCAGATCTTCCGACCGCCATTTCCGGTTCGCCCTGCCCCGCACCAGCTTCCAGCCAGGCGTCTGTTCGCCCCTCTCGGCCAGTTCCTGCAGGTAGGTGAAGAAAGAGGCCTTGTAGTCATCCAGCGCGGTCAGCAGCGTGGCGACCTTGGCCCTATCATCCGGGGTCATGTTCGCCGGGTTTGGCATCACCAGAGTGGGGACCTCTGCGGGCATGATGTCCGCGAAGGCGACCTGGGCCACGTCCAAAGCGTTCTTCAAAAGGGCTGGGCAGATGGCTTTCGCATTGCACCACCGGCAGGCCTTGTCGGATGGATTCAGAGGCGCATCCTTCTTCGTGGTAGCTGCGCAACCGGGCAGCAGGACAGTGTTTTTCCAGTGGAGGAGATACTCCTTTGTTGTTTCCCAGACCAGCACACCCCCATCCCGGTGCCGGGGCTGCACGATACCGATGTTGACTTCTTTGACCCATGGGAGTGGTTTGGGGCCGAGACTCCCGAGGGCGTAGATCATGGCCTGCTCATTCTCTTCCGGGTCTACAGCTATCCCCTGCCCATATTTTAAGTCGAAGACCCACAAAGCGCCTTTGTCTTCGCATAGCACTTGCGCATCTGCTGTCCCAAACATGCCGGGGGATATGTGTTCCAAAGAGAGTTTTTGCTCGGGGATGATCTTCCCGCCGGGTTCTCTCACCGCATCCAAGTAGACCTGGACGGCTTCCACCATCTCTGTGTCTACCTCAAAACCTTCTACCTTTTTGCATGTCAGAGGATTCAAGAACAGTGGGTTCTGCCCATACTTTTCTGACAACTTTATCCACCATTTGGCATACCGTTCTGCATCGCATTTTTCTATGAGGCATCTTTCACCTAATGCATGGGCAGCGGTGCCGTGGTCCGCAAACCGTGATGATGGAGCTTTCGGGAGAGTGGCACACAATTGTACGCTTCCTGGGCAGTGGAGCCAACGGGAGGCAGAACTAGGTGATAGTTTAGCGTGGGCTGTCATATGTTGCTCCATGTTGTTCTGTTTACTGCGTTGACAATACACGTCCGACTTACACCAAAGAAGGCAGCGATTTCTGTCTTATTCATAATACCAGACAGAAAAGCTAGGCGGGAAGCTTTTGCTTTCACTGGATCGAGCCGGGACCTTCTTGTGTTTGATTATTCTGCTGATGAGAAACCCAACGGCAGTTGTGCGGAGTGTAGGGGCCGTCGTTGTCTTTGCGGTCAAGCTCTGCTTGATCTGTGTACCCATTTAGTGATGCCCACTTGCAGAAAACTGCAGGATTTTTCCACTCCGGAGCAACTGTAATACCACGGCCCCCGTAGTGTTTGAAGCCTGTAGACTCTTTATTTTCGCACCGCTGGACCATGCTTGCCCATATCTTGTACATCCGTGTGTTGGAAAACCCATGTCGTATACGTTTCATACACCCACAGCTCGTTGTGTGTTGCTTGCGGAGATGACCGGCCTCTACTCGGCTCATACCTCCGCAGTCACAAATACACTCCCAAATACGGGCCCCGTTCTTCCTGTCAGGGAGTAGGCGGGCGGCTATAAGCCGCCCAAACCTTTTGCCCGTTAGATCTAAGGGCGCACCCATGGCCTACAGGTCCTCTTCCTGCTCGGCAGGAGCCCAGCCAGCAGCGCAGGCAGCGATCACGGCCTCGTAGTACTGCTCCGCGACCGTGGCGGTCGAAGTGGCGCCGTCAGCGTGGGCGGCCATCAGGGCGCGGGCGTCGTCCTTGGGTGCAGCAGACTTGCCCTCGCGGTTCTTGGCGTATCCAGCTACAGCGGCCTTGACGTCGGCCAGGGTCGGCTTGGGCGCCGTGACCTCGGGCTCGTTGTCTGCAGGCTTGGCGGGCTCTTCCTTCTTGGGCTCGGCGACCTTCTCCTTCTTGGTCTTCGTGGTCTTCTTCTCCTCCGGTGCGGCTACAGCCTCCGGTGCGGCAACATATGTGCAGTCCCTGTCAGCCAGTTCCTTCTGAAAGGCGATGAAGGCCTCCTGGTTGGTAGCGTTCTTTTCGACAGCGATGACCAGGCGTTCAAACAGTCCAATGATTTTGTCCAACATGTTCAGATCTCCAATAGGTGGGTTAGAATGTTATGCCGAGTTGGCGACGATATTTTAAGAGCATCTTCCGGGCGGCGATAGCCTGCCTGGGGGAGAGGCTGCTCTGGGCAGCCAAGCTCTTGCCAAAATTACTGTCCAGGCCGTTGAAGCCCATACCATCCTGTTCCTTGGCCCCGTCGCAGACAGATGCCAGGCGGCGCAGCGCGTCGTGAACCTGGCAGATCTGCTCCTGGGTGATGGTCTCTGCGGCGGCCTCCTTGGCCTGGCGGGCTGCTGTGTCTTTGGTGACCTGGACTTCGACATGGCTCAGATCCTGGACCGTGTCGGCGTCCAGGGCCCTGTTGGCTACAGCGGCCTTGGTGACCAGCATGCTGCACAGCAGTGCGTCCATGGATCCGTCGAAAACCAGATACTGGATCAGGACCGACTCGGACTGGCCGATGCGGTGACAGCGATCCTCTGCCTGGGCCATCCAGCCCGGGGTCCAGTCAGACTCGACGAAGACCACTGTGGAGGCTGCGGTCAGGGTGATGCCGACGCCGGCAGCTTTGATGTTGCCAATAAAGACCCGGCAGTCCGGGTCGGTCTGGAAGCGGTCGACCTCGGCCTGGCGGGCGGTCCCAGAGGTCTGACCGGTGATGACTGCGCAGCCGTACTCGAGGAGACCTTCGCGCAGGGCGGCGATGACGTCCTGGTGGTGGGCGAACACGACGACCTTGTCCACGCTCTCGAGCATGTCCCGGATATGATCCAGGGCAAGAGGCACCTTGGCCATGCCCAGATCGTGGCGTCCTTTTGCCATCTCATCAAAGAGGAGCTTGTCGCCCTCTTCCAGACGGCGAGCGGCCTCTTCAAAGCCCAGCCGGGTGAGGATGCTCTGCTCGGACTTGATGATGCTGCTGATGCCCTTGGGCTCGAGCGGGATGATCTGGCGCCTCTTGGCGGGCAGCTCGGTCAGCACGTCGGCCTTGAGCCTCCTGACCATGAACTTGGTCCGCATGCGCTCTTGAAGCTCTTCGAGGTTGCTCGACCCGGTGAAGTCCCAAACCATTTTCTTCCCGGCCCGGATCTGTTTGGCCCCGCAGTACCTGTTCGCGAAGCCGAAGAAGTTCCGACCCAGACCGTCCGGATCCAGCATCTGCAGGGCCGGCCACAGCTCGACCGGGCGGTTGAGGATCGGCGTACCAGTCAGGAGCATGCGCCGGGTAGCCTGCAGAGCCTGGGTGGCGCTGGTTCTCTTGGCCTTGGGGTTCTTGATGTACTGACATTCGTCAAGGACCAGAAGGTCAAACACGATGCCAGCCAGCTCGGGCCTCTTGTGCAGGATGTCGTAGTTGATGATGGTCAGCTCGACCTTGCGGGTCAGCCACTTGTCGGCCTCCCGGCGCCAGTTGAGGAGTAGGGACTTGGGGGCCACGATCAGGACAGTCTTGATGGTCGTGTCCACGTTGATCAGGCCGAGGGCCTGTATGGTCTTGCCCAGGCCCATTTCATCGCCGACCAGAGTGTCCTTCCGGGCCGCCGCGTAAGCAATCCCGGCTCTCTGGTATGGGAGGTACTCGCACCCGGCAGGGGCCGGGATCTCGATGGCAGAGTCGGTCGCCTTGCTCGCGGCCAGGGTCTCCTCTCTCACGGCCAGGGCGGCCTGGGCGGACTCATCCGCGTACTGGGCCAGAGCGGCGGCCTTGCGGCTGTCGTCTGTCCACCAGATCTTCAGCGCCGGGTCCCAGCGGAAACCTGCAGCCTTTGGCAGCAGGCGCTCTTCGAAGTTGCCGCGCCAGTGGTAGACGCCATCATGGGTCAGGGTGGCCATTAGTCCCTCCAGTAGTTTTTCAAATCAGAAACAAAAAGATTACCAGCACCCAGAGCAGGGCCACTGTGGCCAAGGCGGCCAAGAACTCCATAAAGATCTCCTTTGCCCGGGAGCGGCGCCACTTGCGCACCGCGTTCCCCTCATATATTTTCATCTGTCTTCTCCTCGAAGCAGGTCAGCGTCATGGCGCCAGTGAAGACGCGGTGCAGTATAGCCTCGGAGACCGGGATCTTGATCCCGCCCGTTACCGGGCAGGCCATCATGATATCGTTCCCTCTGTACATCGTGCCAACCTTTTGCAGCTTGGCCTGGAAGGCCTTGGCCAGTTTGGCCTGGGGGGTCTCTTCAATCTTGATCTTTGCGCAGTCGGCGCAGCATCTAGCCATAAATCCTCCCGTCGTCTCCGACGTACAGGTCAACCGGGCCAAAGGATTCCGCGATGGCGGTCAGCGCCTGCGCCTCTTCTTCCCCGTAGACTTCCGGGCGGGACCAGAAGCCTGCGCCGTGGCCGTTCCGGGTCAGCCAGAAGTCGTGGCCCGCGTAGACCAGATCCTCGTCCCGCAGGAGATCACCACGTCGGGCCAGGAAGGCCGCGCAGTCATCAATCATCTGGGCCATCAGCTCTCCGGAGAGGTCCCCGGCGTTGTATGTCTCATCCATAAGCATGTCGTCCGAGGAGGACCAGAGGGCCGCCGCGATGTATGCGCCCAGGAAGATTGTGTTAGAATTCATCTTGTACCTCCACGATCCGTTCGTTCTCGGGGCAGCGGTCTCGTTCCGCTTCCTCTCGGGTCCGGAAGACCCGGGCGTGCTGCAGATACTTGGTGTAGCTGTTCTTGCTCCCCGGCTTGGCCACATACTTTCCGTCCGATGTTCTTTTCAGTACCAACATGGTTTTTCCTCCTCGGCCTTGATCTCTTCCAGGGCTTCCTGCAGGTGG